CCATTTATACTCCACACTCTAGATAGGTTGCTTTAACATATTTATCAAATTCGTCAAATAATTGCGGAGTCAAAAAAAAGCACCTCCCGAAGGAAGTGCTTTAGTTTGTTTCTTGTAAGAGTTCTTACTTGAATGAAACGTTGCTAAGAGCAATTTCACCTAAGTAATCAGCCGCGTTACCCAATGAACTTGCTGTATTAGTAAGTTCGATGTAACCGTATCTTGTCATGAAAGATACAACTGGTTCAAAAGTGCTAGGATCCATTACTGGTCCTGTGCTCATTAACGGAATGTAAGGACAGTAGAATGCTGGCGCATCAGTTTCTGATGATCCTTTATATCCTACTAGTACTGATGTTCCGTCAGCCGCGTAATTGTCAACAAATACTTTAACAGTACCGTTTAAAGTTCCAACAAACTTAGAGTTTACTGGTGCTTCAAATGGACCTTCTGTACTTCTAACAAAAGTTGAAGTAGTCGCTGATTGTAATATTGTTAAAGCCTGTGGGCTCACAACAACATAGTTACCTGCGCCACGTCTTGTTCTTGCGGCAATTAAGTTTGCAACTCTATTAATTAGAATTGCTAAGATTGCATGTCTTTCACCGATATACGTTTGTGTACCTGTGATTCCACTGTTAAAATCTAAAGTGTCAACAGTTGGAGCAAGTGCTCTCAATTTTGCTAACATCTCTTGGTCGATTTCAACCGCAATTTCTTGTGCCAATGCCTGCATAATTTCTGCTTCAACATCTACACCGTGCATTGCGTTTGCGTCTTGTGCACTCTCAAAAGTCCATCTTGCTGATAGACGTCTTGATTTTGCTTCAACTGTTTGCTTCAAGATTTGGATAGACATTTTGCTACCTGCAGTTCCTTCACTTGCCGCAGTTGCATCAGGTGTTCCTGAATATGCTGTTGCTAATGCGAAAGGACTAAGTGCTTCTTGTCCTGCTACCGCTGAGTCTTTTGACTCTGCGTATCTTACTCTTAATGTATGGATCTGTCCTACAGGTCCACTCATTGGTTGCACACCAAGTAATTCGTTGGCGATCAATGAAGGCATAACCCTTCTAATAAGAGGTAACATTACTTTGTTTAAAGAAGCGATGTTTCCACTCATTGTTGAACCTGCTGAAGCGGCTTCTTGTAATTGAACTTTTGCGTTCTCAAGAATTACGTCCATAGTGCTCTTTTTTGATCCGTTCAAGCCTTCTAATAAGGCTTCCTTGGTTGCGGACCAATTTGATTCAAATAATGCTTCTGCCATTATATTCTCCTATTATTTAAGTCCGGCTAGTTTTCTTAACTCATCGATCTCTACGACTGATGCGTCAACTTTTTCTTCATTGGTGGAGCCGGTCTGCCCGTCCAACGATCTATTACCAGTGTGTTCTGATGTCACTGATTCATTGATAACTGCTTTCTTAGTTCTAACTGAAACTTCCTCGTTTATTACACTTGGAAGGTACTTGTTGAATGAATCTTCAAGTCTTTCTGTTTTCACTGTTTCTAGCAGTTCCGTCATTAATTCTTTCTTGTCCTTATTTAACGGAGCAAGTAAGTCTGTCATGACTTGATTTCTTGTTGCTCTATCCTCTGATATTCTGAGTTTAGATTCAACTAATTTTTTCTGTTCTGCAATTCCGTCCGCTTCTGCTTTTGCGTTGCTAACTACACCCTTGAGTGATGTTAGTTCTGCTTTGAGTTTTCTTACTTCAGTATTTTCATTTAAATATGAAGTTCCGTACTCACTTGCCATTGCTTCGAAAATTCTTCTGCCGAATTCGTTTTCACGAGCCTTAGTTATATCTTCTTTGAATTGTGAAACTTCGTTTCTCAATGCTGATGATATGGTTGCTTCAACCTTATCTGCCGCTCTTCTAATAAATTCTTTTTTAGCATCTGCTAATTGTGTTCTTCCTTCACGGACTAACTGAACTTTCTTTTCAGCCAATTCACGTTTGTCTGCGTGGAATTCTTTAATCTCTTCGGCTACTGCGTCTAATACAAAACTTTCAAGTTTAGCAAAGTTTTCACTTTGTGCTTTTCTGTCTGCTTTTAACTCAGTAACTTCTGATGCTAATGTTTCTGTGATGAACTTGTTAAGTACGTCAGCATGTTCGCTAACGCATCTTTTATAGTTTACTCTTTCGGCTACAGTTGCCTTCTTATCTTCAGCCAATTCTGCTAACTCGTCTTTGAGAGAATCTGTAATAAACTTGTCCATGGCCTCAACAATTTGTTGTTTGTCATGTTCAAATCTTTGTGCAAATTCTTCTCTAAGTTCTGCCGTTAACTGGTCTTTGGCCTCAGCAAGGCGTGATTCCCATGCTTCTTGAATCTGAGTCTTAACGTCTTCTGATAAGTTTCCAGATTCTAAAAGGTCATTAAATGTTTCCGCCATTTGCTATCTCCTATTTGAGTTCTAATTCACGTATAAATGATTCCATCATACGTGCAAGGTGTATTTCTGCTTTTTTGTCATGTGTAACGGATCGAGCCATCTCATGGATAGCCGCTCCGCCTTTCATATTGAATAAACTTTCATAAATCGCTTTTGGGTAGGCGTCAGGGGCACTTGGTTGTGCCACTATATCAACGGTTACTATGTCAAAATCACTAACTCTACCACTTTCATTAACATTACCACTTCCTCGGCTACTTACACCTAGTTTAGCGCCTCCTTTTAGTAATGCTTCAGCAATCTTACCCATTGGAGTATCCAATAGTTTAAGTTTGCCGTATCCATTTGAGCCTTCGACTCGCATTTCTGATATCATATGACTGACACGATCTAAATTTATTTGCAATTCTGTAGGATGATCTAATTCGCCAAGTACAGTTTCTCCGCCTGTTAGCCTTTTTCCTATTGATTCTACTGCTGTTACAATTTCATCTTTAGGATAAACTCTACCATTTTGGTTTTTAACTTCGCCTTGAATGAATAATCCGCTCATACATAGATCTTTGCCATCATTAGTTGATTCTACAATGATCCCTGCGTCGGTTGGATTATAATATTCAAATAACTGTCTTGCCATCTTAAACTCCTTAAATTAATTTTAAGTTAATTACTTAACTTTTCCTGCTATCGGACTTACGGATTTCTCACTAGACACCTTTGGTGCTGGTGCGGCTTTTGGTTTCTCACCTAAGTTATCACTTGATGGATTACTTTTTGGTGTGTCTCCGCCTTTCTTTCCTTCACTACCGTCACTTCCGAATAAAGATTTTTCGTCTGTTCCGAAACTTTCTTTCTTTGGAAATTTAGGTGATGCTGTGTTGTCTCCACTTGCGTCGTTCTTAGCACTTTGAGGCTTACTAAAAGTAGTTGCTTCTTCAACAACTTCTTCGTCAACTTCTTCGTCAAGGTCGATTTCTTCTTCAAAAGATTCTTCCGGCATATCCATTTCCATTTCGTCTGCTAAATCATCTTCAGCATCGCCCATTTCTTCGTCGCCTTCTTCATCGCCCATTAACTTTTCAAATTCTGCTTTTAATTCGTCAAGTTGTGCTTCAAGGTCGTCTACTCTATCTTCAACTTCCTCTTCTCCACTTTCTTCTGAGTCCATTTCGCCGTCCATTTCCATGTCTGGTTCCATTTCGTCATCTTCTTCTTCGTTAACGCCGCTTTCGTCTGCGCCAACATTTGCTTCTATTTCATCATAGAAGTCTTCACTTGGTGATCCGGCTACAGTTTCCTCTACAGGCTCTTCTTCTGATTCTTCAGCCTCTTCAACTGCTTCTTCATCGGATTCTTCTGCTTCTTCAACTGTTTCGTCGGATGCTACTTCTTCTTCGATTGCTTCTTCTAAAGCATCTTCGTCTAAAAGACCTTCGTAGATTGTTCTACTCTTTTCAACCATAAAACCATGTAATAGTTCTGAGGCTTTTTCTTCGTCTTCTGCTAGAAGATGTTCTAGAACCTGCTCTAGTACACTTTTGTTCTCTGACATAGTAACTCTCCTATATTTTTGCTATACCGATACTCGATTCGATATATCGTATTTTTATTTACGTGATATGTACTGTTTTATTC